ACGCAAGATAACGCCAAGTGGCAGCGAACTGGCCGAGACTGGCGGGAACTGGCCAGACGTGGCGGTAACTGGTAGGACTTTTCCCAGATTGGAAACTTTGCGTTTGGGTGGTTCTGTGTATGGGCCTTTGGTTGTGGAGTTTGCGCGTAAATATATGCAGGTTGAGTTGATGGACTGGCAGGTGCACGCAGCTATGGGCTTGCTTGAGTCTGATGCTGACGGTGATCTTGTTAATCGTTCCGGACTTGTAACCGTGGCGCGTCAGAATGGAAAAACCGTACTTGGTCAGGCCGTTGTAGGGGCATGGCTAACTAGCATTGCAGCGTTACGCGGTAAGCCTCAGACCGTGATTAGTTCTGCTCATGAGTTGCCACTAGCTAACTTGCAGTACCAATTTTTGGCCCCAATTTTGGAGACATACTTTGGGGCAAAACCTAAATGGGGATATGGCCGCATGGAACTGGCTATGCCTGATGGCTCACGCTGGTTTATTAAGGCCGCTACGCCATCGGCAGGAATGGGGCTATCGGCTGACCTGATCTGGGTAGATGAAATCTATGACGTAGATGATGCTGTCATGGCTCATTCTTTGCGCCCAACTATGAAGGCCCGTAACGTGCGCACAGCTGGTGGTTCGCCACTAATGCTGATGACTTCAACTGCTGGCACCGAAGCATCCACGGCCATGCTTAGGTACAGAGAATTAGGGCTGTCTCTAATTGGTGAGCAACGTGCCGGGGCTTTCTACTTTGCTGAATGGTCACCACCACCCGGAGTAGATGTGATGGATACGCAATGGTGGGGCTGGGCTAACCCAGCACTCGGGCAAACCCTAGAGCTGCAGTCAATGTTGATAGATGCTGACCACCCTGACAGATCATCTTTCTTGCGCGCAAGCCTTAACCAGTTTGTCAATGCTGATGCTTGTTGGCTACAGCCGGGTCAGTGGGATGCCTGCCTTTCTGATATTCAAGGCCCAGAAAATGGCTGGCTTGCTTGTGACTCATCGCTTGACGGATCGCGCTATGTTGCTGTTCGTGCAGCTGTAGATGATGTTGGCGTGGTGCACGTATCGGTTGAGTTTGTGGTGCAGTCCTTAGCGGAGTGCCAGCAAGCCATGATGGATGCCTGCACTGTCCACCCGACACTTGGGCTGGCCGTCACGCCAGCGCTAGAACATCATGTGCCTTTGCCGTTAATGAGGCGCACAAAAGTTGTGGGCTACGGCGAGTTAATGCGCTACACATCTTTAGTTAGGGCACAAATTAACGATGGCAAATTGGTGCACCAAGGTGAGCAAAACCTTGCCGAACACATGAACCGAGCCGTGGCAATTATGCAGCAAAACAATCTGGCGCTCAGCAGTAAGCGTTCACCCGGGCCGATTGAGTTGGCGCGCTGCACTATTTGGGCTGCCGCTTTAGCGTCACGACCTAAGCAAGCAGGCAAACCAATGATGGTAGTAGTCAGTCGCTAGTATAAAAACGGTACTGCTCTGGGCGTTGTCGGGATGAGCAGGGCAGTACCACACACACCCGACAGAAAGTGGCATACTACCGCTATGGGTATTTTTAATAAGCCAGTAACCAAGGCCGCTATCTCAACACCATCAGTGCAGGCCGCTGTCGGGTACGCGCCAGCTGGGAATAGCACAAACCCACTAAACAATTTTTATAATTACCAGTCTGGTGCAGCTCGTGATCGTGCCATGACCCTTGCCACGGTGTCTAGATCACGTGACTTGTTGGCTTCTGTGATTGCTTGTATGCCGTTAAAAATGTACGGCGAAATGTACAACGATGCCACTGGCGAGATGGAAGAAATCCCACTAGCGCCACGCTCTTGGCTACGCCAGCCAGACCCAGCCGTAACTTACAACTTCCTAATGGCTTGGACACTTGACGATTTGTTGTTCTATGGCCGCGCTTTTTGGTACGTCACTGAGCGCACTCAAGACGGTTACCCAACCAAGTTTCAGCGCTTGCCTGCAGGCTCTATCACGACTTTGGATGAGCAAGGCCCAGTGTTTTTTAATCCGTCTAAGTCCATAAGTTTTGCTGGTGCAGAACTTGACTACCGTAATGTCATCCAATTTCTCAGCCCTATTCAAGGCATCGTTTACAGCTCTGAGCAGACCATTGCCACAGCAATTAAGGTAGAAGCCAGTAGGTACAAAAATGCTCAGTCATCTTTGCCAAGTGGCGTCTTGAAACAAACTGGCGGTGAACCGCTAAGCGCGCAAGAGCTGTCAGAAATTGGCGCAGCGTTTCAAGAGGCTCGGCTCACCAGTCAGACCGCTGTGCTTAACGAGTTCCTAAGTTATGAAGCCAGCACTGCCACACCCGACAAGATGCTTATGATTGAGTCAGCCCAGTATTCAGCCCTAGATTTGGCGCGCCTATGTGGTGTTCCCCCCTACCTTGTAGGCGTGTCCACTGGTGCTTATGCCTACACCAGCAGTGAACAGTCACGCGCTGATCTCTACATCTTTGGTGTCAAGCCATACGCCGATTGCATATCGGCCACGCTTAGCATGAATAACGTGCTACCACGTGGCACCTATGTAAAGTTTGACACTGACGACTACCTAGAAGAAAACTACGTAGCAGACAAAATGCCCGACACCGAACCACAAGAAAACACACAGGAGTCCTTAGCATGATCCGCTTTACTAGCTCAACATTCAGCATTGATGCCGCACAAGACGGCACCCCTAAGCGCACCATCACTGGTATCGCATTGCCGTACAACACTGAGGCCACAGTCTCAGGCGGCCAGACAGTTTCTTTCCTGCCCGGCTCTTTGCCTACAGGTGGCAAGAACCCGAAGCTGTATATGAGTCACGACTCAACGCAGGCTATTGGTCTTGTAACCGAGCGCGCTGACAGCCCCGAAGCCATGTACTTCACAGCCAAAGTTTCAACCACAGCTCTTGGCGATGAGGCTTTAATCTTGGCAGCTGACGGCGTACTTGACTCAGTTTCAGTAGGAGTAAACCCAATCAAGTTTTCTTATAACGAAGAAGGCGTGATGATTGTAGAGTCAGCCGACTGGCAAGAGTTGTCACTTGTACCACAGCCAGCCTTTAGTGGTGCTACCATCACAGATGTTGCAGCAAGTATCCCCACATCAGAGGATGATTTGAGCAATAATACAGAAACGGCACCCGATGAGCCTGAACCCACAGAGTCAGAGGAGACCGAAGTGTCAGAAACCCCAGCCCCAGAAGTCATTGAAGCATCAGCACTTTTCGCTCAGCCAAAACGCGAATTTGCAATGCCAACACCCGGTGAATACATGGCCGCTTACCATCTTGGTGGCGACACATTCCGCAAGGTTAATGAAGCAGTAAAAGTTGCTGCATCTAAAAACCAGACAGCACTTCAAGCTGCAATTGCAGAAAACTTGACCACGGACACCCCGGGATTGTTGAGCAATATTGTTTTGGGCCCTGTTTTCCAAAACTACAACTTTGTGAGGCCTCTCGTTTCTGGCGTGGGCGTAAGGGCTATGCCTGCATCACCGCAGAAAACATTTATCCGCCCGATCATTACTCAGCACACTCTTGCGGAAGCGCAAACAGAAGGTGCAGAAGTTTCTAGCCAGAAAATGACGCTTAGCGCAAACTCGGTTAGCAAAACTACCGTAGCTGGATCAATTTTTATCTCCCAACAAGACATGGACTTTACGTCACCCGAGGCAATGGGCACGATCCTAAATGACCTCAGTGGACAGTATCTCAAGGCCACCGACACAATCGCTTGTACAGCAATCAACGCTGCAAAGCAGACCAGTGGTTTTACTTGGACTGTTACAACTGGTGACCCAACTGGATTGATGAACGCCCTTTACGGTTGCGCATACAACATCTCAAACAGCACTAACTTGTTTGCTACTCACTTGGTTGTATCCGTTGATGTATGGCAAAAATTGGGCAGCCAATTAGACGCAGACAAGCGCCCGCTGTTCCCAGCAATCGGTGCACCGGGCCTCATGGGTCAGAACACTTTGGGTGCAGGTTCTGCTGCATCATGGTCAGGCATGAACCCAATGGGCTTGGATATCGTGGTGGACGGCAACCTTGCCGCTGGCACATTCCTTGTAATTCATGCCCCAGCCGTAGAGTTCTACGAACAAGTACGCGGCATCATGTCGGTAGATGATCCAACACAGTTGGGTCGCACATTTACTTACTACGGTTACTTTGCTACTTTCTTCCAAGACGCAACCGATGCCACTGCTGGTTCACGTTTCGTTCAAGCTGTAACAGTCGCCTAGTCCGAAAGGCGGTTAGCCGCCATGGCTACATACACAGTCACTTTCAAGCAACTGCTAGACAACTATGCAGTGCTACAAACACTGACTGACACTGAAATAGAGGTGGGGCAATCCATTACTGTTTCGGCTGTTGGTGCACCTTTTAACGGCACGTTCGTTGTTTATGCCATGCCCAAGTATGAGTACATCGGCATAGACACTGAAGGTGACCTGCTGTTTAATAGCAATGTCAGTATTCCTAATCAGGTGCTGTTTCCTTGCACAGGCAGTGATGTTGTTCGCGGTGCTTCTACTGGCACAATCACCTACACGCAGAACTGCACATGGGTGACAGTGGCAGAACTAGTTACATATCTTGGGGTGGATATCACTAATCCAAGTGATGATTACACGCTTGCTTCTCAGGCCCGAGCTGCTGCTAACGACTTTGCCTATCGCCGCCGCCAAGAGTCTGGCTATTTTGATAGTCTGACCACAAGCCCGGGCCACGATTGCACGCTGGGTACGCTTATGTATGCAGCTGCATTGTGGCGCGCGCGAGGCTCAGTGCAAGACACCTTTGCCACCTTTGACGGAATGGGAAATGCACCCGTTAGTGCGATGACCCCGATGATTAAACAGCTGTTGGGCATAGATCGCCCACAGGTCGCCTAATGCCTGCTACAGGGCTTCTGAACGAGGCTATGGATGACCTCAAGGCCACCCTCACAGCAGTCACAGGCTTACGAGTAGTTAGTGACCCCACAAAGATTGTGCCTAACTGTGTCTATCTTGACGCACCAAGTTTTGAGACTGTCGCTGGTGGTGGCAACATCATCCGCGTAACTATCCCAGTACGTGTCATTGGCAGCGGCCCAGCTGGGCTACCAGTCCTACAAAACATCCTTAGCATTGTGGCGACAGTCCTAGGCTCATCAGTTGTGATCATGGCAGGGCAACCATCCATGCTTGACATTGGCGGCCAAATGTTCCCTGCCTACGATTTACAAATGGCTATGCAGGCACAAAAGTCATGACATACCCCAACGCAGTAGTATTATCTGCTAGAACTATAAACAAGTACGGCACCCGGCACCGTTTGACACAGGAGAACCAACGTGGCCACAAGCACTTACCTCACTAACCCAACCGTAAACCTTGCGCCTACCACTGGTGGTGCGAAGGTTGATTTAACTGATCAGTGCCGCAGCGCCACAGTCACAGTCGGAGTGGACAGTCTTGAAAGCACCGCTTTTGGTGACACAGGCCATCGTTTCGTGCCGGGCTTGCAGACCGTATCTGTAGAGCTTGAAATGTATCTTTCTTATGGCGCTGGCGAAGTTGAAGCCACATTGTTTGCCAACCTTGGCACAGGAACTACTGAGCTAACCATCTCGCCATCAGGTGTCACAGAGTCTGCCAGTAATCCAGAATACGTGATTTCCAATATGCAATTAGTTGATTTTACACCGATAACAGGTTCTGTGGCCGAGCTCAGTATGGTCACAGCATCGTTTATTGGCGGCACCTACGTGCGAGATATCACAGCCCCATAACCAAAGGAACCCGACATGAAATTAACTCTGAACGTGGATACTGGCGAAGGCCCGTATCTAGTCTCAACTAGTCTGTACGTCATTGTGCAATGGGAACGCAAATACAAGCGCAAGTCCAGCACCATCGGTGAGCAAGGTATCAGCATTGAGGACTTGGCTTTTATGGCGTATGAGTCATCTAAAGTTGCTGGCATCACAGTGCCCGTAGTGCTAGACGATTTCATTAAACGCTTAGTGACTTTGGAAGTGGTGGACAATGATCCCGCAAACCCTACCCAAGCGGAACCTACCGCCATTCCCTAGCCAGTGTCTTAGTAGCAGTCGGCTGGTGGCCACCTGCTGTAGAGTTTGACATAGCTGATCTAAACACCACGATTAAGCTATTAAACGAAAGCCGCAAGCCATGAGCCTTGAAACTACTGCAGAGATAACAGGCTTAAAACAGGCACTGTCAGAACTCAGCAAGTTAGACAAGTCAGCGCGCTTTAAGGCTGCCGCCAAAATTAAAGCCAGTAGCCCAGCGATGCTTGAGAATGCCCGGGCACAATTCCCAGCCGATATTGGCGTCACTGTCATTCACGGTATGGCACCAAGCAAAAAAGGCAAAGCCCGTCTGGCGTATGACAAAACTAAGGTGGACAAAGGTGTGCAGATCATGGTGGGTGGCCGTTCCCGTGGTGCAGGCATAACACCATTGGTGACGCTGGTGCAGAAAGATGCAGCTGGCGCACTGTTCTCACAGGCAGGCACAAGGAACAATACGCAGTTCACTAAGTTGCTTTCTAATGTTTTTGGCAAACCCCAGCGCGGCTTGTGGCGATCACGTGCGTTCATTGCAGAGCAAGGCACCGCTGACATTATGAAAGCCGTGGATGAAGTAATCGCTGACGCTAACCGCGCACTACAAGCAAGGACATCTGGCTAATGGCTATTTACCTACCAATCGTTACGCAATTTAATTCAAAGGGATTAAAGGAAGCCGAAAAAGGTTTTAAGGATTTAGAAGGCGCGCAAGCCAAGGCTAAGTACGCGCTAGGCAAAGCCAACAAATATGCAGCCGTTGCCCTCGGTGGTTTAGTCGCTGGCCTTGGCGATGCTGTTAAGGGCGCTATGGAAGATGAGCAGGCACAGGCAATGTTGGCGCGTCAGCTACAGAAAACCACTGCAGCCACTGATGCACAAATTGCAGGCGTAGAAGCGTACATAACTCAGCAAGGCAAACTCAAGGGCGTTACCGATGATGAGCTACGCCCCGCAATGGCTGGGCTGGTACGCGCCACTATGGACATTGACGAAGCGCAAAAGGCTGCCAACCTTTCTATGGATATTGCAGCTGCTAAAGGCATCAGCCTTGAAACAGTTACTAAAGCCATGGAAAAAGCGTATGGCGGCAACATGACCGCCCTAGCAAAACTGTCGCCAGAGCTACGCCAGATGATTAAAGACGGCGCGTCTATGGATGAAGTCATGGCCGAAATGGCTGTCACTTTTGGTGGTGCTGCTACTGATTCTGCTAACACTGCGGCTGGCTCTATGCAGCGTTTAGGTGTTGCTCTTGGCGAGGCTAAAGAAGGTGTGGGCGCTGCACTTCTGCCAATACTTGAAAAAGCCATGCCAGTGCTGCAATCGTTTGCCACGTGGGCACAAGACAACCCAACTTTAATTACAGCTGTAGCGGCTGCTTTTGGTGTCATGGCAGCCAGCATCGTTCTAGTCAATGCAGCTATGGCATTAAACCCAGTAGTGCTAATTACTGCAGGCATCTTGGCGCTTGGTGTTGCGATTGTTATGGCCTACAAAAAGTTTGACACGTTTAGAGCTGTAGTGCGCACAGTCGTTAATGGTGTTGCCACCTATTTTGAGTTTATGGCCAACGCATTTATAACCATGATCAACTTGGTCATTAAGGGCATTAACTTGATTAAGCCTGGCAAAGACATTGGCGAACTTGGCGCTGTAAGTTTTGGCCGTATGGGTGGCGACACTGGCGGCGATGGTGGCTCTAACCCTGCAGGCCTTGACTATAAAGCCATGGCTTCCGGGGGCATCGTGCGTTCCCCAACATTTGCCCTTATAGGCGAAGCTGGCCCAGAGGCTGTAGTGCCATTAAACAAAGCTGGTGGCCTTGGTATGAACATCACCGTGAACGCTGGACTGGTTAGCACTCCTGACCAAATCGGAACCGATATCATCGCCGCGATACAGAAGGCCCAGCGCCGCAGTGGAACGGTTTTTGCGCCAGCATGAGTGTCCCAACAATGCAAGTGCTAGTGGGCTTTCAAAGCACCACTGGTTTTGGTAGCGCATTTGAGTTAAACGATGCCTTCTATGGTGTTTTAGACACTGCAGGCAGAGGCACATTAGGTGGCGTTATTTTTGCAGACCTTACAAGCCTTGTAGAGTCCGTAAGTATCACGCGTGGCCGTTCACGCCAGTTAGACCAGTTCAATGCTGGGACTGCTGTTATTGCTTTTGACAACGCCAGCCAAATACTCAACCCAAGTAATACAGCCAGCATTTACTACCCATTTGTGTTGCCACGATGCCCAGTGCAAATACTTGCCAACGGCATACCTATCTACACCGGGCTAATTACTGACTGGAACCTTGACTACGACATCAGCAACCAAGACATGATGTACGCGTCATGCTCTGATCAGTTCACAGTGCTTGCTAACCAGTCACTGAACGCCGTGACACCATCAGCGCAAGTATCAGGTGCACGTATTAACACTGTGCTTGACCTGCCAGAAATTGCTTACCAAGGCGCTCGAGCCATTGACACTGGCAGTTCCACCCTTGGCTCTTTTGCTATTTCCCAAGACGAAAACTGTCTTAACTATTTGCAGCTTGTCAACACCAGCGAGCAGGGCTATCTGTTTATGTCTGCTAATGGCACCTTGACTTTTAAGGGCAGGGCCAGTGTTCTCAACCCAGTTGCTGGCGCTACTTTTAACACTGACGGCACAGGCATTAGGTATCAGTCGCTTATTAACCAATTTGGTGACGAGCTGCTCTATAACTACATAGTTACAAAATCTGATGCTGGGGTGGCACAGACAACTAGCGATGCCACCAGCATTGCCCTTTACCAGTCTCAACAGTATTCGCTAACCGACTTGCTCAACAGCACCACTGCAGAAGTTGCTGGTCTAGGTAACTATCTCTTAGGCAAATACAAAAACCCAGTGCTCAGGTTCACAGGGCTATCTACCGAAATGTCAGCCCTATCAGCCACTGACCAAAACATCGTGCTGAACCTTGACATGACCAGCATTGCCAGTGTGGTTAAAAACTTTGTAGTAGGCACCCCAGCCACAGAAACGCAGACCCTTATTGTTTCTGGCATTTCCCATAACATCACACCCGGCAGCCATATTGTTTCATACACTTTTGAGTCCACAGACGGCAACCAGTATTTCACCCTCAACGATGCCATTTTCGGTACTCTTTCTACTACTAACCTTCTAAGTTTCTAAAGGAGACAGACATGGCTATTCAGACATTCACAGCAGGGCAAATCCTGACGGCAGCACAAATGACTGCACTGCAGCTGCAGGCTGTTATGACGTTTACAACCGAGGCTGCCCGTGACGCTGCTATCACGGCACCAACGGAAGGCATGACGGCTTACCTGACTGCACCAACTGTGCCGACTTTTACAGGTGGCGCATTAACTATCTATAACGGTTCTGTATGGGTTTGTGTCAGCGAACAGGCAAACACCGTCAGCACATTTGAGTCCACAACTTCAACGACATACACGAACCTAACCACAGTCGGCCCATCTGTAACGCTGGTGACAGGAACGGCGGCCATGATCTCATTTGGTGCAGGGATAAATACACCGTCGGGACAAAATGCAAACTTGTCTTTTGCAGTATCAGGTGCAACAACTCTTGCAGCGAGCGATACAAACAGCGTTGCTGCTGGTGGTGTAACTGGTGGGATGTTTGTTACGGGTAGTCGCACAATGGTTATTTCAGGATTAACAGCAGGCACAAACACATTTACCCTTAAATACTCTTGCCCTTCTGGTTTGACTGCAAGTTTCAGAAACCGAGACATTGCCGTGACAGGTATTGCATAATGCAAAAAAGCCTAATTCTATTGGTGATTTGCGCATCTTTGACCGCTTGCGCAGACCGAACACGCCACAACTGTGACACCACCAACACCCTTGACAAATCATTCATGGAAAGCAAATGCAAATGAAACTAGAAAACCGACTTAGCAATGAAGAAATAAAAGCACGACTTATTCTCGTTGTAGGCATTTGCCTCTCAAGCGCGTTTCTGTTCTCTATCGTTGCCTTGCTGTATGGCCTTTTGTTTGTAGTGCAGCCAACCGAACAAGCGCCTAACGATTCTGAGGCTTGGGCTATTTTGTCGCCAATGCTTATGACGCTTGCCGGTGGCCTTATTGGTTTGCTGGCTGGTAACGGCCTTAAAGACAAACCAAAAGACCCACCAGTATGAAATACACCGGGTACGACAAAACAGCCACAGCAAAGATGGCAGGCACTGAAAAGTTTGTTGATCTCTGTTCCCGTAGATGGTCTTTTAAGAACCTTGGCACGCTAGTGGTAAGAGAGATGCGATCAGGGCAAGGAATGTCAGTGCACGCAACAGCAAGAGCTTGTGACATTGGCTTTCCTGACAACAAAGACGGCCACGCTGCAGCTGTGCAAGCAATGCAATGGTTTGTCAAGTACTACAAAGAACTAGGCATAGAAGAAGTGCACGACTACGGCGGTCTAATTAACGGCACGTGGCAAGGCTGGAGATGCAACAGAAACGGCAAGCCCGGCTGGAAAAAGTGGACTGACAGTGATAACGGTGGGTCAAAAAACGGGCGCTGGATCCATGTAGAACTTGCGCCACAGTCAAATAGTGGCCATGCTGAGGATGCAGTAGCCCTAGAAGCTGCATGGCGCGCACTTCCTAAGCCATAAAGGATTCCCAGCCACTGTTTGAGCAGTGCTGGGGCTAGGTGGTGGGTACTTTGTTTCCATTGGGTATCCACCACCGACTTTCTAAATTGTGTAAAGTGACAACCAGCCACTCAAAGGGCAACGAAAGTCAGAGGAAACATGACATACCAAGAACTACCACTATTCAGGGCAACAGACCCAGAAACGTCTAGGCAAGTCTCACCGATCAGGGTAGGCAGCCACCGGGCTTTGCTTCTTGAGCAGTACGCCACAGCCACCCTTGGCCTCACCGATGAGGAAGCAGGCATGAGAGCCGCATTGGCTGGGCATGAAATCAGGGGCTACTGGAAGCGCTGTTCAGATTTGCGCACAATGGGACTGATACAGGATTTAGGCATCCGTAGAGCCGTCTCAAGCGGGTCTCAAGCGATTGTGTGCGTGATAACGCAGGCTGGGTTTGACATGGTTAGGGGCTTGGCATGACCGATACCCAATTTATATACAGTTTTATAATGGGATGGGTGTCATGCTGGCTATGGCTCAAAATGATGCAGAACCGCCCATGATACCGACATGGGGCTATGTGGCTCTAAGGTCTAAAGATAAGAAAACCATGGTGCAGGTCTTTACAGACTTGTCCACAGGCCTGATTGTTTATACCCAAGTATGCACACGTGCACAGTCTTGGCACTCATGGGGGCCGCCTACAGAAGTTGAGAGAGTTGATTAAGAAACTCATGGCACTAACGCTTATCCTCGCCCTATCCATACCCGGTGTCGCCAAAGGTCTTGGCACAACAGACACCCACAACAAATACAAAGGCGTACTGCCAGACGCTTACTACAATCAGTTAGCCCAGTGCGAAACTGGTGGCAACTGGCAACATTCCACAAAGTCCTACACAGGGGGGCTGGGAATAAACCGCCAAACTTTTCGCACATGGTCTAATTACAACTCAGCCAAAGGATTAACCCCGGCACAGCAAGTCAAGGTGGCTGACGCGATTGCTTTTAAAAGCCACGTGGAACGCTCAGGCCGCAAGGTGTGGCGAGTTGGGCCGTGGGGCTGGGGCTGCCTTAAAGGGCAAAAACACCTACAAAAGTTTATTTGCCAATCCCGTCACAAGGATGTGCAAAGATGGAAACGCAACTGCAATTAACAAAGGAAAAACAATGGAAAACAGCATCGGTGAACTAATCGCCAAACTAATGAACCTCAGCAATCAGCTTGCTATAGAGCTTCGCTTTAAAGAGTCAAGCCTTGTGCTTGAAGTGGTGGGTTTGCTTCATTCACTGCCAACAGTGGCCGAACAAAACCGCAACGCATGGCACCCGTCATTTAATACTTCTGGGCCATCTAAAGGCATTACCTATATCAGCACTGTCAAGCAAAACAATGAGTGAGTACACCCACAACGATGACATGGCAGACCTGCTTTATGCCAAAGATGTTGAGATAAGCGACTTGCATAAACAGATATCAAAACTTACGCAACATCTCAAGTATGTGCGCGCTGAACTGAACCGCTTAGAAAAGGAATACAGCCGTGGCCTTTAACCTTGACGATTACGAACCAGTAGCCAGCCGTCTAGACCGCTTTCTCAAGGCTCACCCTGATGCACGCATCATTACTGATCTTGTGCATTACTCGGGAGACTTTGCCGTGTTTAAGGCTGAGTTGTGGCTTGACGGTGAAATTATTGCTACAGGCTGGGAAGAAGAAGTGCGGAACTCATCGCACATAAATAAAACATCTCACCTCGCTAACGCAGAGACCGGGGCTTTGGGCCGAGCTTTAGCAAATGCCGGGCTATCAGGCAGTGACTTTAATAAGCGCCCAAGCCGTGAAGAAATGGGCAAGGTTGTGCGTATGCAAGGCGACACGCAAATAACAGAGCCGTCTAACCTTGCCAGCGATAAACAACAGAACATGATTAGGGCTGTTTGTAAGTCAATGGGCAAAGTGCCACCAGCGAACCTGCAAGCCATGACTAAGCGTGAGGCAAGCGCCTACATTGACACCCTCAAAAGTGGTGAACAGCCAGCGCCACAATACGACTCACCAGAAGAACCGTTCTAGTGGTAGAGCTGCTAACTCTTGTCATTATGTGCACGTCACTGTTTATGTGTGGATATTTATTAGGCAAAGAGCAATGACACCGATTAGCGAAGCCGCTTTTCTACAGCAAGTTAAAGCGCTTGCCTACATTCATGGCTGGGCCTTTCATCATGCCACCCCATCACAAACCAGCAAAGGTAAATGGATCACAACAGGCGCACCGGGCTTTCCCGATTTGGTTATGGCCCATAGAGCACGTGGACTTATCTTTGCAGAACTTAAAAGCGCCAAGGGCAAACCCACAGAACTACAGCTGGACTGGATGAGCCGTATAGGGCCATACGCAGAGTGTTACCTTTGGCGGCCTGAGGACTTAACAGCGATTGAACGCAGGCTTAGCCAATGCTGATACTGGCGTGGTATGCCCTGCTACTGTCCATCGGTGTAGCCATCATTCAAGGCATACGCAAGTAGCCAACACACAACTGATCACAACCAAGGCCACATAGGGAATTGCACTCTGTTGGTGTTCACACGGGAACGTGGGTAGAGCTGGCGCGCCCAACCACCCGAGATGACTTAACGTGAAAGGTTGTTGGGGTAAGTCGCCAGTGCAGAGTTCCCTAACTACACAAAAGGCGTATGGTGTCCACCCTAAACAGTCCGGCAGCCAACAGCGCACAGCTGTAAAATGTGGGGGGCACAAACACCCGAGACTCTTAGCACACAAGAGAGCAACCGCAGGCGAAGCCAAGGGCGCTAGTAGTATCACGCTCATGGCAGGCAATAGGAAAACAACCCAGCAGTACCGAACAAACAGAGCAGCAATACTAGACGGCAACCCAGACTGCCACTGGGGCTGTGGCAACAAAGCCACACAAGCAGACCACCTCATAGAGCACGACGCTGGTGGTGACGACTCAACAGCCAACCTTGTACCTTCATGCAGAACCTGCAACAGCAAACGCGGTGCCATCTATGTGAACAACAAGACCGCACAAAGACAACAAG